GGGTCAGTTGTCTCTGTTAGTGTTGAAGTTTTTGCATCCAAGTCAACATAGCGCTGTAGCACTACAGTTGAACCTGGGATTGCTTGACGGGCAGGACGCTTATCTGCTACAGAACGAAGTAGTGGTTCTGAACGGAGAGCGAACTCGAGAAGACGGTCATACGCCTTCTGTACGAGACCTGCGCCACCAACTGTTCCACCGAGAGATGTGCTCGCGGTTGATGTATATTGTGACATTAGTTTTTAGTCTCCTTGACTATGAACGGATTATTGTTGTGACTGAAGGATAGATAGTAGCTCTTCGGCTGAACCAGCTTGGTTCATACGCTGTTCTACATCTAGTCCTCTGTCAGGTGTCAAAGCACCTTGTGTCAGGACATCTTGCTGGCGAAGCCGTGCAAGGTCCTGCTGACTTACTGGTGCCTCTTGTTCTGCTACCTTGATTCCAAACAAGTCTGCGTTATCATCGAGCCAGTTAGAAACTGACTCCTCGTTAACATCATCCAAGTCTTTCAATACAAGGCGTGCAGCCTTTTGGTTGACACCCTTCTTTTCTAGGACTTCTTTGACAACTCGCTCACGCTGCACCTTGGATAAACCCTCAAGTTGCTCAGTGAGTTCCTTAATACGTTTCTCATCAGAACGCTTAGCTTTACGGAGTTTCTTTAGTAAGTCACTCTCGGTTACACCAAACGACTGTGACTCTGTATCCAGGTCATCGTCTTCTTCATCCCAGTAGTTGTTGCTCATAGCAACCACCCTTCTATTCGTTGTTAGTCGCAAGCCTCAATTCCATTCGGGGTAATGGGTTGGCTCTTGCTATCGGTCTAGTACGCTGCATGGGGCCGATGGGTCCATGTCAGGATTCTATATTAAGCCGCCTACTGCTCGGCGTTGTGACTTAAGCATTCCAGCTGTGCCGCTGAACTCTGCTCGTTCACGCCCAACTAAAGCTTCACGGGTTTTCTTAGCTTCAACACTTCCAAGGTAAGCTTCTTGCTCTGCCTGTACTTGTCCATATTGTCCATATCCATTAGCATATATTGAGCTAAGTTTTTCAGATACTGGCAATACATCAGCTACATACGCTGCAGCTTTTGCTGCTTTAGCGGCATCAGTTCCTGCCTTCAACATAGTCTCTACGCCAATTGTGCCACGGGTTACATTTGAATATGGAGCTGCTTGAGCTCCAGTAAATGTAGTAGCTTGTAAACTTGTGCCTAAGCTTTGAGCAAGTGCTGCTCCACCAATCTCAGCAGCTTGAACCTTGCGTTGAATTACTGGTAATTGATTAACTGGGTCTAGAGTATAAGCCATCAAATCTTGTGTAGTTAATTCAGGATAGAACTGTAGCAATGCTTTAGATACCTGAGGCATAGCATTGTTTACTCTATCATAAACAACTTGCACTCGAGCTGCTACTTCATCTGGAGCTATATCGCTACCAATGAAGTTAGCATATCTTTCTCTATTAGCGAACTGCTTTAATCCATATGATGTAAAAATCTTAGCATAAGCTGCTTCGTTGGAAAGATATGTGGCATCATCTAATGGAGCAAGTCCTGCTGCCATACGCTTTCTATTTCCTTCAAAGCGCTTTAGATAAGGTTCATTATATCTTTTATCATATTTAAGAAGTAATAGTGCATCCTCAGACTTAATGTCTGGATAAGCACTACGAATATTATTTAAGACATCTACTAATCCCTCTAAGCCAAGAGATGAAAGAGATGAGAATAATGCAGTAAATGCAGCATTGCCATCAAACATACCCTTGTTAACATTAGCTTGTTTCTCAGGTGTTAAATCGCTAAAGGTAACAGTGGGGTCTAAGTTAAACGCTATTATCTCACCCTTTAAAGCTTCTTCTTTAAAACCTTCAGCTTCGGCCATTTGCTTCTCAGCTAACTCAGCAGCAGCTGTAGCTTCTTTAGCTAATCTTTCAGCTTCAGCAATATCAGCTTCAGCTTGTGCTATGATAGCAGCTAAATCGTCTGCTGCCTTATCAAGCTCATCATCTACAGATGTTCTTAATCTTTCAGTTTCTTCAGCTATTGCTCTTTTTACAGGGTCGACTACCTGACTAGGGTCATAAATTTCTTGTTGTTTTTGAATACCAGTTATAGTGCCAGATTCTTCGGCACCAGCTGGTGGGGTGATATTTGCAAGACTCGCCATAGAAGCTTCTTCTCCACGACGAAACTGCGCTGGGTTAAAAGTACTAGGAACAGCAGCCTTTTTTTTCTTAGCCAATTTATACTCCAGTTCAGCGTTCTAGTTGACCCGTGAGGGTAATCTTAGTAGTGTTGTCGCGGTTAAAAGCTGGGACTATTTTCTTTTTAGAAAGAGCTGTATTCCAGTTTTCACCGTAAAGATTAGTCACAGGTATTAAAGTATCTCTAATTGAAGTAGGTTTAAAGTATGCTTGCTCTGGTATTTTAGTAGCATACTTTTCCATATTCTCTTCAGTCTTTTCAGCTTCGTATAGATACCACTGGCCGCTTTCTTTTCCGCCAATCCAGTTGTAAAAATAAATCTTATCATCAGTTACTCGCCCAGCTGGACGCTGCATAAAGTTAGTTATGGGACTCTTCTGAGCTCGCTCAAGGGCTGTAGTTAAAGCAGCGGTTTCTCTTTCTGTCCGCTTACCTAGAACTTTCTCCATATCTAAGTCTGATTTTATACCAAGGATAGACTTATCAACATTACCCTTAGTCTCAATCTTGCCAGCCTTTACAACAAATCCTTCTGTGTTTGGTTTTGTAGCAACCATCTTTGACTTAATATCTGACACAGCTAGTTCTGTTGCAGGGATTAAACCTTTGTATTTGTTATAGTTGGTCTCAGTAAGGGGAGCCTCACGAGCAACCCAACTACCAGTCTCCTTGCCACCACTCCAACCGTAGTAACGGATAACCTTATTACCCTCATCAATGTAGCCTTCAGGGCGCTGAGTAAAGTTGTATTTAGTATCACTTGCAGCACGAGCTAACGCTCTTTGTAATGCACCTGCTTCGCGTTGCTTTTGGAGCTCATCCATTCTTTCCTGACGGCGAGCTGCCTTTTCTTCAGGTGTCATATCCTTGCTATATTTTTCAGCCATGATTCCCCTATAGTCCGAAGTTGTTCATTAGGACTTCAGCATCGCTAAATGAACGTTGCTGGTATAACTTAGTATTCTTAAACTCAGGTAATGAATACAAATATTTTTGCCATTCTTCTGGAGACATTAATTCCTTACCTTTGAATACAGGATACATTTTAGAAATCTCTACTGCGTTTTCAGGCACTCCGTAGATTTTTGAATAAATACCAGTGTATGTGGCAAGAGCTTCTTTAGTAGTGAGTCCTTGCTGGAAGTACTGAGCTAGGGCTGGGAATGCTACCTGAGCCTGCACTCCAACTTTTTGAATAATATTATCTAATGCTTGACGACTTCTGATTCCATCGATTGCTTGCTTATATAAAGTCTTGTCATCGACTGGTACACCATAGGCATCGTATGTCTTGCGTAGAACATTAAAGGTTCCGCCGAGGGCGCCCTTTTGTAGGAGCAATGAATCTGGTTGCTTATCGCCTTTGAATATATCCATTGCTTTCTTTTGAACAAAATCAAGAAGCAACTGTTGACGCTCTAGGCTGGTGATATTTCCACCACGCTTTAACTCCAGTTTGTTAACTGTATCAACATACTGATTAGCAAGTTCTTTATCTGCCTTAGTATCAAGATAATCAAGGAATGATTGATTAAGTTCTACCCTAAGAGCATCTGCTGGGGTAAGGCTAATCTTTTTACCCGCAAGACCCGATATGTCTAAAGTTTGTTTAGCAAGATTTTTGTCTTTAAAGAATCTATCTATGGTATCATCAATGCTTTCTCCAACAGAGTCAGAGATGTACATAAGTTTCTCTACAGCAGAAGCATCTTCAGGACGGACGTTTATCATACCTGAAGCAGCTAAGCTTTTTAGGTATGATAAGGTTGGTCTATCCTTCTCATTAGAATAAGCTCCAGGTATCTGAGCAAGCTTTTCTAATACTTGAATTCTTTGTTTATTGTTTAGGGTTTGCAAAAATGTCATTCCTGCGCCCCTGTAGTACTGAGTCTTCTTTGTTATAAACTGTCCAGGAACTGGTCTTCCTGTAGAAGTTTGAGGGGGTAAGCTGCCAGAGGTTCCACCATAAATAGGGCTACCTATTGGTCTACCATCTAGGCCAATCTTTCCACTAGAACCAGTATTAGTCGGTGGGCCACCAGCATTCTTTGCTTCGCTAGAAGCTTTATCAACAAGTTCGGTGGAGGTTTTAGTTTTATACCTGTCTTTAACGCTAGTTGGCTCTACCATTACTTAGCCTCCAATTCTCTTTTGAAAAACGCATAGTACATATTCATAAAATCTGGGTGACGAGCTATGATTTCTTTAGCTCTTTCAGCAAGCCATTGACGTTGTGGCAATGAAGCTTTATTCGCTAAGCTATCTGACTTATTACCGCTAGCTTCTACTGCTTGCTCGCGTAGGTATAGATAGTCACGAAGTCCTTGCACTGCATCTGAATCATCAAACTTTTCATCAAGAGCCATACTCTTTAACTGCTCCTTGACGCGCTTATCGCGGTATGGGTCAGCATCATACTTTAATCCAGCTCCTGCAAAAGAGTTTGTTAAGTTGCGAGAAGCTTCATCGAACTGGTCAGATTCCCAATTCTCGCCAACTGAGCGAGCAAGGAGTGTATCTCTTGCCGCATTATAGCGGAGCATTGTTGCTCTCTGCATTAACTCTTCGGTGCTGAATCTTTCTTTGTTTCCCATACGGCGTTGCCAACGATATAGCTCTGAAGAATATCCTCCACCTGGATAAGCATAGCCATATACATCTGGATATATATCTACAACCTCTGGGTTTTGCTTAACAAGTTCATATGTATAAAGATTTGTAGGGGCACCAGTTGATGTAGATATGATAGCAAAGGCATAATTAGGGCCATATAAATCAAAGAAGTCACGATAAGCCTTGGCTCTATCCCCACCAGAAGCAGCTTCTAACTGTTTAAAATCATTATATAAAGCTGTTGTCAGTAGGGTATTTCCATCCTCTAATGTAGTCAATCCAGTAGGATTAATAGGGAATGGTGAGACTAATCCGATAATACCACGGAAGAATGTAAAGAACTTAGCAAAGTAGTCTGCATCTTTTATCAGCTTTGCTTGGTCTTCCATATCATCTAAGTCATAACCGCCACTAGATGCAAGATAGTTCATCGTCGGTGCAAAGGCTGCAGCATATCCTTCTTCTGGACCAACAGGAGCTAGGATACGACGCCAGTTACCAGGCAATAAACCCTCTATAAACCCTGTCTCAAAGTCAGGACTTCCGAATGGGAAGATAAACTTATATGCTGCATCTCGTAGAGTAGGAGTTAACAACTGAAGTGGTTGAACTCCTGCCTTATCAAGGGCAGATAATGGTATAGTTAATCCTGGGCCTACCCCTGGTATAATGCTTCCTGAGGCAAAGGCGAAGTTGAACGATTGTGGTGTAGCAGCTGCAGCATATGGGCCGCTTACTGCTGCTTTACCAAATACTAAGTTAGTCATGAAGTTCATACCTGTAGCCAAGAATGGTACAAAGAACTTACGCTGACCATCTAATGGGTCCGTATAGAAGAACCCTTGGTTTGGGTCATAATAGTCTCTAGCATCAGTTAACTGATACATAGCAGATGACTCTGGCTTAGTCAGCCATTGTAATCCTTTATTAATCTTATACAATTGCATTGGATTATTAAGAGCAATGTTAGACCAAGCATTAATTGTATTTTGCCAAGCCTGTCCGAACGGAAGTATTAGACGGAACTGATGAAACAGTAGACGCTTTTTAGAAGCATCATAGAATAATTCAGCTACATGTCGGCTAGCTACAGTTGATGCGTACTCATGAGCCATCTTAGCGGTAACATTTCCACCCTCTTTGGTCTGCTCAAAAGCTTTCCATACCTGGTGTTGCTTACCGATAGGTTTACCCTTCCAGCTTTTTAGCGGAGTAAGGGATTTTTCTGCAACTGCTTTAAGCTGTGCAACTGCCGCTGCATCTAGTGAGCCAGCAATATCAAGGATAGAATCCCAATATTTCTGACGCCACTCAGGACCCATAGTGCTAGACTTTTCTAAAGATATTGATTTATCAAAGAAGCTTTCAATAAATCTATTTATTCTACCTTCTTCTTCTTTACCTTTTTTAGCAAACTTAGCTATAGGCACATTCATCTCTAGATTTTCCCAGTTGCCTTTACCATCAAAGGCATTCTTAAGAACGCTAGCAAACTCTTGGTTTGCATCAGCTAAAGCTTTTTTACCCTTAGCAATCTCTTCGGCATTTCTAATAGAATTTTCTGCAGACTGTAATCCTTTTGGAACCATAATGTTAAATGATTCACTTTGGATTTTACCAAAAGCAATTAAGTTCTTAATGGCTTGCGCGGCTTCGCCGTCCATACCAGCTGCTTCGTCTACTCGAGCGCGTACTGAAGTCAGTTGTCCTTTGCCATTCTTTCCAGTAAACAGATAGTTCATTGCGCCTTCATCAGTCAAAAGCCATTCACGAACATCTTTTGGTTGAGCGTTAGCGAACTCTTCATATTCTTTTTTCCCAGCGCCTCTTAGGACATAATCAACGCCAGCTTGTTCTTTACCAAGAGCGGTACGAGCTACTACTCGGCCACCGATAGAGTTACTAAGAATACGAATTTCGTTTGCTAGTCCTTCAAACCAACGTGAGTGTCCATATTTTACTGGTACAAAACCAGCAAACTTCATAGCGCTTTTAACATCTCTATCAAATGATGTTACACTCTTATTAGCCATGAATCCAATGTAAGACTCTTTGGCGTTATGTGCTAAAACTTCAGTTCCGAATTCATCTGCTGCGCTACCAAGCTTCATACCTGAACCCATAACTGTATCTTTATATGGGTCAAATGCTGCTAATAATTTTCGCATTGGGTTAGAGCTTGTTTCGCTACCAAGCCACATAGCCATAGCTGTTACTGGATTATTAAAGAATGAAATATGGCCAGTGCCTAATACACGAATCTGCTCTTCAGCAATGTTACGAAGAATATACGCAGGACGGACAAGGACCATTTTCTTCCAGTAGTTACTGGTAAGAGTGTTAGCCATCTTTCTAAGTGCCTGTACATTGCTGCCACCGTATCTAGTAATACTAGAGATAATATCAAGTATATCATCTGCTGGTGGTAGATAAACCATAGAGTTTAAATACTCGGAGTCTAGGTGTGGGCCACTGATGGTTTTCTTTTGACCATTACCAAATATATAATCAATATTTGTTCCATCTGCATGACGAGCTGCCCAGTAAGAAGCCATTTCTTCGCGGCCATTTTCAAATAAACGAGTTGCTTCTTTTAAAGCTTCAGCGTCTATTCCTTTTTTGCCAGCGTTGGCTTTAAAAATCTCATCGAATAGTTTACCAGTAGCAGCATAGCCTACGGCTGATGCATCATCTGCATATACTACTGTGTTTACTAAATCATCAATTACATTATCTGGCACATTGGTAGCACGACCATAGTTATATATAGAACTAACTAAAGCATCCTTATCAGATGCGTGTACTAAAGAACCACCAGGAAGAATGACAGCGTAATTCTTAGATATAGTGCTCATGACGTTACCAATAAACGGTAACTTAGCCACGCCTCTTGCGCCGAGGCCCTTAACTGAGTTGACTACTTGAGTAACTTTACCTGGAACAATACGTGAATTAGCTAAACCACGAATAGAGTTTCCAACTTTAGTACCAGTCTCTAGCACATCAGCTACAACTTCTCCTTGAGCGATGTATTTTGCTAAGACGCCAAGAACTTCTTCTCTTGTAGTAGCAGCAGCTAGCTCTTTTGCTTGTTCAACACTAAAGGCACCGCGGGCTCCGCGTTGTTTGCCTAGTGCATAAATCTCTTTAAAGCCCATACCAGCAAGTGAGTCAACGATAGGGGCTCCATTTGAGCCACTAAGGAACTTAGCAATTGCTTCAGGGTCATAAACCATGTTATCATACTCATCAGCAACCTGCATCTGCTTCTTAAGAGCATCAGCAACTTCTTCTTCACGAGCTAAACGACCAAATCCGCTAGATGAACGCCATGCTTCAACAGCTTCATTAGTTTGTTTAACTAATTCCTCTAGCTCTGCTTCCTTTAGCGCTAAATCTCTAGCCGTTGTTGCTGCTTTCTTGCCAGAAGATATACGAGCTGTGCGTTCTAACTGGTCCTTAATCATTTTTGTACGAGCATAAGCTATGCCAGGGTCTGACATAATCAAAACTACCAAGTCACCGATAGCTGAAACTAAACTACCCTTGCCACTGTCAGGCTCTATGAATGGAATAACTTCAATTACTGGGTCAAAGAAAGAATAAGGACGCTCATAAGTTCTTCTGTCGTCTAGTTTAACTACTATCTTTGCTGATTCTAACTTTGCTTGACGTGCAGCAAAGCCAAGTCCAGTCTCTTCTGAAGCAAAAAACCCTTGTCCAAAGTCAATAGCCTTACCTTCAGCGATTGCTTTTCCAATTTGACCAGCTTTAGTTTGGTCTACAATTGCTTTTGGAGCGCTTGCATCACGGCCACCAAAGACTGCGCCAGTTAAATACCCAGCTTCTTCGCGGGTTTTATTTGGGTCAGTAGGCTGACCAGTCCAAAAATCAATATCTCCTCTAGAGTAAGCATCAAAAGATTGCTTAAGTGTGCGAACACCAGCACCTAGCAATTCAAAAGGAGTCTCTAGGGCTAAAGTACCAAAGCGTGTAAAACCTTTTACATATTTCCAAACTTGGCCACGAAGTGTTTTATCGAATTTCTCGTTAGCAATACGTTGAGCTTCAAGGAATGCATTCTGCTCACGCTGTGCTTGGGTCATGCTATCAATATCAACTAGTGTTTTTACTAAGTCATTATTAGGAACAGCATAATTTTTTGATAAACTTGCTAATAATCCTCCAGACATACCTGGATTATTTAAGATAAGTTCGCGGGCGTTTACGCCTTCTTGTCCTGGAATAAGTTTAGAGGCTTTAACTAACTCTTCATAATCAACTTGTTGTTGAGTTACAGTTCGTTCCTGAACGCCAGTAATTGTCCAGGTGCCATCTTTATTTTTTTTTACACCTGGTCTACTCACGAAGTCATACCTGGTCTATCTATGTATTCAAGCATACGCTTTAAATCTTGATTATTTGGGTCCTGTAGATATAGGGCACGTATAGTATTGATACCGCTATCAAATTCTGCAACTGGAGAAACTGGAGGAAGTCCAAGAATTTCTTCTCCACCACCATCGCCTAATCTTCCACCCGCTGTAACTGGTTGTCCAGGACGGTTAGTTGGTGCATCAAGGGAAACTACCTCAGGTAACTGTTGAGTAGCAGCTGGAACTACACGAGCATTTCCATCTGTTGATTTAATAGGAGCTGCTTGACGCTGTTCATTAACAGCTTTATTCATTCCATAAGTAAAACCTGTATAGTCTGTATTCATACCACTTTGTCCATTACCACCAAGTCCATTAACATTAGCTGGATTATACTGAGGGGCTGTAGGGCGTCTACCGCCACGATTCTCAACGGCCATTTGTATCCTCCTCAGGACTATAAGAATATTCTTCTGCTGATAACAGCATACCCTTGGCTAACCAAGGATTCATGTTTTCACTTACATCTGTCATAAGATAGCGTGTGCCTTCATAGTCACTCCACTCACTTACTAATACCCAGCCAGTACATATCTGGCTTTCTGAATCTTCTAACTCTTCGGCAAGTACTCTCATAGCCTTATCAACGGCTTGGGTAAACTTACTCATTTGAGTTGCTCTTCTACTTGGTACGGTGGTGCTGTGTATACACTAATTCGTGCAGCCACTTCCATTGCAGCGATGACATCGCTACCCGCGTAAAGTGCTCCAAGAGCGTAAGAGCCACCGCTTCCGATTGCGTAGAATCCTTCTTCACTTTTCATTACCGCCAAATCTTGGTCAACATCAAATAGCTCACCACCTACTGCGATGAGAAATTGAAATCTTAATCCATCTTTATTCTTATCATGATTCTCATCAAAGTTATAACCATTATCCGTAAGACATTTACGAAGAGAAGGCATAGCTTTGACTATCATGTAGCGATAAACATCTTTCTTGTCTTTCGCTGAGAATACTGGTGGAATCCAAATGTTCTGGGCAATGTCGCAGGGTGATACTTCTCCTGCTCCTGCTATTAGTAACGCACCGCGTGATGATATCTTACGCATAAATGGATGTGAGTAAGATTTACCACTATCGTCTGTAATACGACTGTCAGCAACAATGACAGACTTATCTTTATATTCAACTCCAATAATCGTTGTCATTGTCCCCCCCTAGATTATCTTCGGCGAATAGTTCTTACGCTTGCGCTTGCTTCTCCACCTGATGTTAATCCTGAGAGAAGACTCATAATATCTGGTGGTGCTCCACCTTCGCCCTCCATAGGAAGAGCGCCTCCTACTGGAGCGCCAGCGGGAGCAGGGGACGGTTGCTCAACCATCGGGGCACCAGCAGGAGGAACCTGTTCGACAGGTGCGAAGATTTCTTCAATCGCATCCTCTATCGCTTGTCCTTTTTGGCGAGCTCTAATAACCTGTGCAATCTTAGATACTATCTGACTTGCATCGCCGCCACCTGCGGCAATCTGTGGAATTGCTTGAGTGTAGGCTTGCAGTGAACCAAGAAGAGCTGCACGCATATCTTCAATTTCAATCTTCTCAACTTCTTGACTTACGTTAACTGTAAATGGTAGTTCACGCATTGCCATATCCTTGGAGATTAATTTACCACCAAGTGCTTGTAGCATGAATATCAAACCTTGAGCTGGGTTTAAACCAGCAAGCATACCATAACGTACATCTGCTGAGTAGTC